ACATTCATTAACTTATTCTTACCTTGAGACTGATAATGTTTAATATAGCCAAAATTACTGTATAAGATTACGCCTTCAACTAAACTAAAACCAGCTAATGAAACTAAATCATCAGGATCATTAATAATTGCATTGATATGCTGCATCCGATCACGTAGTACAGCAGTATCTACATATGATAGATAGAATTCTGGTGTATCAACATTCAATAGTTGATTCAGTTTGTTATAGAAAGGACTATGCACAGCCAGTTCAAACATACCAAATACAGATGCCATTCGGTGAAACTCAGCACCATCGAACATCTTACGATACCGAGTCAACCAATACTCATCGCCAGCGTGAGTTTCATACAGACTGAACAGCTTTAGTGTAGTAATAATACCGTGTCGCTCGGCTTCGGTAAAATTTACAAGTACATCTTGAATATCTTTTTCTACTTTAATTTCATCAGGTAACCAAAAGATTGAAAGTTGCTTATTGGCAAACTCAATTGGTTCCTTATACTCTTCAATTGGTAATAGGTGTTTTTCCATATTCTTCCTTATTCAACATCAACCAGACCACGTTGCCGATACAGGTCGATAATCAATTTGTTACCCTTACTTTTGTCCTTGGCTTCTAGACTTGCATTACCTGATTCAATCCAAGCCTTATCGATTCTCTCATTCCCAACCCACCTATCGCAAGTAACAACTTCATTAAAGAAATTACGGTGTGGAATATTCTCTTGCCAATCCCAAGGAATAGAAGTATCTAACCCTAGTTCAAATAGAATAACCTTAAATTGTTCAGGGTTATTTTCAATCCAAGCTAGTGTAATCTCAGGGTTAGTCTTTTGAATCTCAGACAGTGAGATATAACGCAATGCAATAATGTTTAACATACTTCTCCTTTTACCAAGGTACAAACGGATAGCGATTATACCTTGGAATTAATGATTTTACTAGTTCAGATTAGCTGACGGTACTGAATCCAGCCTCTGAAATTCCCTGACCAGAACATATCATCTTGGTCAACGTGAGTAACCCCTTTTTCCCAAGGAAGATCATTTTCAAATTCATAGTCATATACAACTTTAGCTTGGTGTTCTACTGGACTCAGGTGAGGTTTTGGACCACTGAATAACCGATCAAAGATTTCAATTGCTTTCTCCTTTGAATCATTCAGTTTACGATATGAAACTTGAGCACAGCAACTAGCAGAGATCTTTAATGCATCTTCCAACGACAGAGAGTTTCCATCTGAATCAAAGAACTTTTGAACACGCCTTCCCCAATCAGATCCTGTACTTTCCCATTCAAAAGTATAGTCTACATAAGGTATGTGCCACTCACCAGGGCCTAAGCAATCAGGCCGACTTTGTTGCATTGCATCCTTAATCTGCCGAGTAAGTTCAACAATTTCAGGTTGTGCAGCATCAGGGTCATCACGCAACCAAAAGAAATTCTCCCATTCAGTAGCTGTAATAATTACCTTAATTGTACTGTATGGTTCAGTCCCTCGGTTAGCCCATTGTTTATGTAAACCAACTTTAGCTAACGCTCGTGCAACCCAAACAGAAGTCTTAACTCCAAAGTTCCAGACTGATTCAGCCCACTTCTGACTGACAGCATCAAGAATAGAAGTACTACTCATGCCTGCTTTATTTGCACCCCACACAATGGGTTTTACAGGGTTTGATTCAATAATCTCTAAAGCTTTCTCAACAGGTACAGCACGACTAGATTGTGCATTACGAGAGAACATTCGGTGAGTCATGATCTCTGCATGAATATACCTAGGGTATTCAACTTCAATTGTAGTAATTCGATCACCCCAGACTGAAATACTATCTGTAATAATTTTTACATTAATTGGATACTGCATTCTTATCCTTTCTATTTTGTTCTTCAATCTTTAGTTGTAACTTAAAAATCAAGTTGCTACATGCATGGGCAAGGTGCCATAGACCAGATTCATCATCCATATCTTCACCTAAGCGATCAGCATAGATGTGTCGTTGTCCTGCTGAAAAGAATCTTTCTTGAGCGTTATCAAGCTTCTTCCAGTTTAGGATTAACTTACCATCTTCACCCATCAGACTAGGATACTTATTTTCTCCATAGGTCACGACCTTAATAATCTCGATTAGAGCCTCTGCAGGGAGGATATCGAACCTGAGCTTATCCCTATCGTATTTAGAGCCCTGTAGAGCCTTCTGAGGGCTTTCCTGGGGTACTACGGATTGTTTGATTACTTCAATTGGTTCAAGAGTAGGAAAGGAAGGTAAACTTAGTTGTAAAGAACCTCGCCAAACTGTCTCTACACCATCTTCAGTTTCAACCTTGGCGTATGTACCATCATCACAGATATAGACACCTGTTCCTTTGAAATATTTGGAGACTACCTGATCCCCTGTCTTAAATGGAATCATAGTTTAATTCAAAGCAGGGAAGCAAGAAGACAGATCTACACCCTTGAAACCAATAGGCTTCTTGACTTTATTTGTAACCTTATCTCGGATTACATAACAATCATAGTCTGAGTTGTAAGTATAGTAGGTTTCAACACCTTTGTTCTTGTACATTTCAACTGTATCAATAGCTACTTCTTCATCACAAGGATATTTATCTAGATTATTCTGACCAATAAGTTCCATTGCCTTAGCAAAATCAATACCATACTTCTTTTGGATCTTTTGCATATAACCAAACAAAGTAACAAAGGTATCAATAATACCATCTGTAGTCTCTGTCAAGTCATTATTCAAATGACCATGAACAAATTCTTGAAATTCTTCTTCAACATATGCAAATTGTTCAGCAATGCTTTGCTCTGAAAGCTCATTAGAACCTCCTGAGATTTCATTGAAAGTGCTTGTATCATGATATAGCTCTGCAAGGGCTTGAGCATTGGTATAGGTCTTGTCATCAAAGTTCATATTAGTTCCTTTCTAATTACTTCGGGATAATCTCTGAAGCGTCTTCTTTAAAGACAATGTTCAGAGCGTTGTAGCAGTTTGGTTCACGAATCCAGTATACATCAAGATCTTCTTTATGGACTGTAAATATTTCTCCAATGTATCGTTTGTACCACATCATTGGATGATTACAGTCTTCAATCTTGATGAGTTTGATTTGTTCTGTTTGTTTCATATATTCCTTCCTAGAACGAAGAAAACCCCCTGCAACTAATCGCTGCAGGAGGCTAATGTACCTTATTCTTTCTTCTCTGTCAAGATCAGTTCACGTAAGTATTCATAAGAATAATCACGAGATAGAACAGCTTTCTTGAACTCTTCTTTACGTTGTTTACCGTTAGAGCCTGTTCTGTTTAGTTGCTTCAATACAGACTCTTTCTGGCCTTCTGTTAAAGAATTGAATAGCGTATGAATCTTCTTGATCCAACCATTATGACGATATCGAGTGTCAGGATGAGCTTCTAGGTACGCTGCACATTGTCTTAGAAAATCAGATAACTTCCCAGGATACCAATAAGATAAATATCTGACATACAAGTTCTCAACCTTCCCTAGTGCTGCGTTAGCTTGGCGATGCGCTACACCACGAACAAACTGATCCATGTCATGAGCATGATCTAAACAATGTTGCTTAGATGGAATCTCAATACTTGTAATCTTGCATCTATTATTTTGTTCATTAGTTAACTTCTCCCTAACTCTCTTAACATCGTTTGCTGTATATAAGTCCTCTGTCATCCGTAGTTCTCCTTTATCCATTTAGCAAATAACAAAAGTTTATCTGCAGTTGCATCTTGTTTCATTGTATTAGCAAGCATGCTAATAACTTGAACATTTCCTTTGATATACCCTAACTTTGGGTTAATTCTATCAAGAGTGGGACTATTAGATTTAGAGCTACCTTTATTATTCACCAAAGGTATTAATAGAATAGGACAGACCTCTGGTATATTAATATCATCTATTGTTATATCAAACTCTAACTCTTTCTTAACAGCCCTGCTTTTAGCCCAACGGAGAAGATTCTTCTTTGGGCATCGCATCAGTAGTTATCCTGCCAATTATCTAATTCATACTGAGACATCTTTTTGTAGATAATATCTTCACTACATCGAAAGCAATCCAATACATCACAAAGTTCTTCAGTAGTAATTGTAGCACCTTCCCAAATAACCTCGCCTTCGAACACTACTTTTGTAAAGTTAGGGTCTTTTGGATTACTTAATAAGTATAAATTACTTCCCATATTTATCCTTTATTCAATGACGACGCCGTACTTCTCAAATAACCAATCAGGTTCAGAGTTATCATCCCTTGATCGTTTCATATAAGCGCATTTGAAATACAGGCGCATTATGAATTTCCAATCAGCTTTAACTAATTCTCCATTCCAAGCTTTGTATTCAAAAGGTTCTGGATACCATTCTTTATATTTAGAGACTATAACCTCTAAGCATTCTTTTACTGATTGGCAGTCTACAAGTAGATCATAAGCAGATTTATTACCAAAACCTGCATTAGCTAATTCAGAACCTTTGTAGTTATCTGAAGGATCTCCCCATAACCATTGGAAGCATAAGAACTTCAATCCTGTACCCTTTACACCCTTAGTCTTTTCAAATGTAAGTTCTCCTAGCTCAGGCATTAACTCTGGTTTAGGATCTTTCTTATTTTCATTTAGGATATAGATACCGTCAGCTTGGGTACTATCTTTATCAAAACTAGAGATAATAGGAATGTTACCTTTCTCTAATTCCTCATACGCTCTGATATTGACAGAATCGTCAGTTTCCATTCCGTAAGATCTTTGAGCATTGTGAGTACGTCTTAGATAATCTTTAGCATCCTTTAATAGCAGAGGTCTGAGCATACTAGCTCGCTGACCTTTATATAATGAAGGCAGAGGTAAATGTAATCTGAAGTTATCTACATCTTCACACCATACTTCTACTTCATCAGCTTGTGTAATCTTCTTTAGTTTTTCAATTTTCTGTCGGATTACTTTAAAGCAGAATGCAGGAGATTCAGCTTCTTGCTGATCTTCAATTGAATAATCACCTGTAATCTCTTTATTACGTTTCTTCATAGACTCTTTGAAAGCAGTCCTTGTCTTGAAACTCTTATTGATTCCTGTAGGTTTGTGAGTTACTAGGATTGATCTCTCTTCTGCTGCAGCAGCACAGACATAAGCAAGTAGATCACCATCTACAATCAGAATACGTTTAGGATCTTTCATAGATCTCCTTATGCAAAAAGCCCTCCGAAGAGGGCTTGTATTAAAGACCTAGTTCTTCAGCTTTATCTAGCTTTGCCTTAGTCTTTTCTAGTAGTCCACCAAGCTTGTTCCAAACCTTAGCTTTAACTAGTTCCTTGATCAGAGGTACATCTTCAATTTCAGCTTCCTTAGCTTGATCTAGAAGATCCTTTAAATCAGCTTCACATTCCCACAAGGTGTTGTAGGTTACTGTTAGCTTCTTGATGAATTGTGCTTCTGTTAGTTGAGTATTTTCTTCTGTCATAATATTTCCTTTACTTTTGTTCGATATCAATTACTTTATAATCAATAGATGAATCTGCATCTAGACTGTCAAAGAATCCATCTATAGCCTTATCAAAAGCGATTTGCGCATCATCAACTTCTGTAGCATCAATATCTACAGTGATATAAACCTTGAACTCCATTACTTATTCCAAGCAAGTACTGCACGAATACCAGCAAGCACACAACCTACTGCAAACAAATTCAGCAGGTTAAACTTAATCAGACCTGGGAGTGATAGGCCATAAAGTACAAGCCCAGGCACTGCTACCCAACTGATCAATACAGCAATAAGCACTACCAATAAAGAAATCAATGTATTCATTTTAGATCATCCAAGATTTCAGCATAGGACTTTAGATCACGATCAGTTGTCAATGCAACCAATGAATCTAGAACTAAAAGCACAGGGACAGTAACGACTAATTTATATACATCATCAATCAGAGCAAGAAGCATGATTGGGAAGACAACTACCAACGTCAACAAGCCAGTGATCAATTTCCCTACTAATTTTAGGTATTTCATATTAGTCTTCCTTCTTAGTCTTGAACTTCTTATTCCAAGTAGCGTTCTTTGCCAGACGCTCTTGAGCCTGCTTCTTTTGATTGCTGTCATGCAATTGCTTACCTTGACGGCTTGCTTCAATATCTTTATTGTACATTCGAATCCTTTCATCGTACTTTAGGAGAGTTTTTAGTAATCTCCCTAGTCTTGGTATTACCAGGGAGATTTTATCAGCTTACAGAGCGTTCTGAGGGTTTAGAAAGGGATCATATCATCATCCTCATCTACTACAGCAGCCTTACGCTTTGGAGCAGGGGTTGCAGCAGGCTTTGGTTGACTTAGTGAATCTTCCTTAGCTTCCTTATTACCTTCTAGATACTCTTGAATCTTAGAACCATCATAGTTGTTAGCTTGCTTGATTGTGTTAATAATATGATAACGCAGGTTATTCATATTTGACTTAGTCAACTCACCATCAAACTCAATTAGGAAAGGTTGAGCAGCAGGTTCAGGAGCTACTTGACCACGACCCAGACCACCAACAAACTTTAGGTACTCAGTAAAATACTTCTTACCCTTAGATTCCTTGAAATAAACCTGAGCATCGAATTGAAAAGCTTTACCAAGTAATTGATCAATACTCTCAGGTACGAATACTTCAGTTGGTTTAATCAACTTAGCAGCAACAGCCATCTTGTGCAGCATATGCTTTTGGTCAAAACTCCAGGCACCTAGGCTCGTATTAACCTTTAGGTATGTTGGTCGAGCAACAATCATTGTAGTTCCATTATAGAACTGACCACCAGTAAAGATACGCAATGGTTGAGGATTACTTTCTCCAAAGAATTGACCCTTATCAATAATGATATCAGGGAAGTCAATTGCAAGAGCTACAGCTTGCTTAGGTGCTTGAGGGAAGCACTTTAGACGAGCAGGTTTACCTTTTTCATTTAGACCATCCTTGAAATAAGTATTAGGATGCTTTTCAATCTCTGCAAGTTCATCGTCTGCATCACCGTCAAACTCATATTCTGCATCAGGTTGCTCTTGATTACCAAGATCAACAATACCAGCAACATAACCAATCAAAGTTTCACGATCTTCCAAGCCTGCAGTCTTTACTACATATTCATTTAGAGCATCATAGTCAACCTTTGGTTGATCGGACTTGTCATTCTTAGCTACAGAAGTTGTTTTAAAACCCATATTAATTCTCCTTAAAATATTAGACTGATAAGGCGTCTACCCATATAAAATTATTAAGTTTAGCCCTTTCGAGCTAAACGAATTGTACTACTTAATAGAAGTTAAGTCAAGCTTGAACTTTCTCAAATTCAGTAGTATACCACCCATCAATGTAGTAGAATCGTTTATCGTGTCGATTCCACTCTGGTTTCACTGTAACCTTAATTAATTCACCATTGATGTCAAAAGTTTCAGATTTATCCATTGGACCATATTCTAATCCTTCATCCCACTCTGTTTCATACTTTAAATATTCTTCAGCGTATTCCTGATCATCGAACTTTAAATAAACAGGTGGCTTTGGTTCAGCTTTAATCCAAATAACATTCTCATCCAAGCAACGACTACTAGGACATTCACATTTCCAGCCAGCGAAGGATGGATTCGTAAAGAACTCACAACCTTCGCATAGCGGGATACCTTCATGGAATTCTAAACTAGGGACAGCAACTAAGTCAATACCTTTGTAATTCATGATAATTCATCCTCATCTTCTGTTGTTAAATCACCACGAAGCAACAACTTATTAGCTTGTTGAATGTAGTACTCGAAATCAATGTCTTGAAGTTTACTAGGAACTTTATTGCATGTCAACACTTTATAACCAACTTCAATACCAAAACGACGATCACCTTGATCTTCTTTGCCTGCCAAAGGAGGCATGACCTTTACAAGATTACCTCCTGACGTAGATACATAGTACCTGCAGATATTTTGTTGTTGAATTTCTTTACCGTCTTCATCAACTAAGAATAACTTAGATGAACGAGGTACTTTAGTACGAAGTAAGAAGTCCCACTTATTATCGTGCTGACAGATGAATTCCTCAACTGTACCTTTTCCTAACAACTCAAACTCAGCAGCCATTGGGATAACTAAACCACCTTGATTCTGATGGAAACCAAGATCTTCATATTGATATGCACCTTTACGCTTTACCTTACCATTTGTATACACCGCAATATAGTTATTCACGTCACGAATCAGCATAGTAGAATAATCAGCAAATTCCAAATCCAATTTGACCTGTTTCTGCCAATCAGAACAAATCTGATCATATAAAGCTTTCTGATCACGAGGAAGCTTTACTGTAATACCATCGGTATTCACCTGAACAATTTGTAAACCTACAATCTTCATAAGTTTGTCGGCAAGTAAACATAAAGATAATTGTCCATTCAGTGTAATTGACATTGTAAACTGTGGATCATAGAAAGGACTATATTTGTTATTGGAATCTCCGTATGTACCGTTTAGAGCAAGTTTAAGCATTGCATTTTCTGCACTACCTTTTGGATAACTCTTACGTTGTTCGTACATGTCCTTGTAAATGTCACAGAACTTTGCAGTAAGGTGTTCAGGATAGATTTTGTTGCTGATTGCAATGTTAGGATACATACTGCTAACGTCAGCGTCAATTACTTGATTATCTGCATCTTCTTGTACTCTTGCGTTAATCAAACTACCGTGAATACCACCAACACCAAAGTCAAATCTAAAACCATTTACAACTACGTTTAAACAGTCTGCAACTCTCCAATTCCACCAGTAAGACTTCTTAGGTACTTTGACCTTGAGTTTCTTTTCTTTACCTTTTTCATTGATTACAGTTTCATAAACCTGATTACCGTCAGCATCAAATAGATTTTCGGTAGCTTGCAACTCTTCAACTTCAATCCAACTCAAAGGTCGTTGTTTCTTAAACTCTGCAATTTGTTCTTCTGTAGGAGCCTTAAACAACTTCTTTCGTTTACTGATTAATTCAGCATACTCACGCACAGGACCAAGTTCATGTTCTTCAATATCTGTAAAGACACCTTTTGTTTCTGTAATCTCTTGCGCTGCAAACCATTGTTGAACAGCTTTGAACGCAGGGATACTGAAGTCATAATAATCAAACAAACAATCCTTTAACTTAATAATAGGTCGTTTGGTTTGATTAATCTTACGTGCTCCACCTTTGAAAGTATAACAAGCAATACCCTCTTCCTCTAGTCGCATGATGAAGTAATCTTTACCAATCTTAGTATCGTTATGATTGGTAAAGTCACGATTGTATTTCTTTGATAAAGAATCTCGGAAATCAATCATTGGAATACTCTTCTGATAGAACTTTAAAGTTTCTTTTACGTCATGTTGGTTATATGTAATCAATACATCCATTTCATGATCCTTTAGGTGTGTACCTACTGGATATGGAAGATCTTCAATGTTGTCTGATCGCATATTGAACTCAAGCATCTTTAGACTTGTAGATTTTGCCTTGTTATCAAAGTGATGGATCTTGAACAAGTCTAATTGCGGAATAAAACATTCAGAAGATTTGATTGTATGACCAAACTCACCTTTGAATGATTCAATTTGTTTTTGGGCAAGAGAATACATCTTTTCAGGTGTAATCACATACTCACGCTTTGTAATTCGATATGCAACAGCTTCATTAAGCATTTCATGCAATACAGGATAGTCGAATCCAATATTGTTGAAACCAACAAATCGTTTCTTATTCTTTACTGCATTTCGTAGATATGCAAGAAGTTCATTAGATTGATTCTTTCTTGAACTGCACTCAAAGGTAATTAAGTTTGAACCATCTGAATCAATGAATGTAACTGTAAAAATGTTTGGGTAAGTTTCTTCATCATAAATTACATCATTAGCAATAAACTTCTGCATATCTTCCTTTCTTAAAATTCTTTTCGATTCATCATGAACTCATCAAGATCATGCAAGGTATGTGTTTCAATATCATAGTAATAGGCACCTGCTTGACCTGTCTTACCTGTCCAACGAATCTTAGTTGCTTTCATATACGTTGTGTTGCGTTCAATAGCATCTTCAGCTTCTTTATTTCGAGTGAACAATAAATTACATGCACCAGATTTAAAGATAGCCGACGACCCTTGAAAGTCCTCTTCGTAAAGTTCACCACCTGTTGAATTAGCTTTCTGACCTGTAGCATTCTTACGAACGTGATTAATGTTGATGAAACTAATATTGTGAGATTTCACAAGACCTTTCTGATATTTCATGAACAAAGCTTGGTCTTCATTTGATAACCCATCCAGAATATCTTGGAGCGGGTCACATATAATTACTTTACAACCACAGCCAATCACTAGATTATCAATCAAATTCTTCAACGAGTCAATACCCCCATCACGCTCATCAATTAGGAAGAACCTAGGTGTACCATCTGAATTGTTGAATAACTCATGCTCTTTTTCTTTTACATGTTCACTATTCACAATAGATAAAGCTGTTTCATTATCTCGTAGTTCTAGTTTATTTGAAATATGACGAGACAACAACTTAATACCATACTGACCAACAGAAGATTCAAGAGTTACAATACCAACTAAATGTGGAGAATTGAAGATCCAATAATAAATCATTTCATCAACAATGGTACTCTTACCTGTACCTGAAGCACTACCCATGTTAACAATACGACCCAAAGGAATACCACCAGCCATCATATCCTGCAGCTTATGCATGAAAGGAGGTAGAGGTACTTTGACAGTCATCAATTCTTCTCTGATCTTATCACAAAGTTGATTACTTGCTACGATACCATCAGGTACAAATTGCTTTGCTGAATAAAAATCTTGAATGAACTGTTTATCTAAACCTTTCTCAAGCATTTCATTAGGGTCTTTCTTGCTCCACTTAGCAAGGAATACCTTACCCTTTGGTAGAACCCTTAGAGCCTTCTCAGCAGCTTCTAAACCAGCCTGATCATTATCAAAACCAAGAATGATCTTTTCATACTGATTGAAGAAGTCGTATTGTGCAGCCAGTTGTTTATCACAACCTGTTTCACCTACAGTAGGAGATACTACAGGTGTGTCATAATCATGACCTTTACTTTTTGAGTAATTCTGTAGCATTTGAAATGCAGCTAACTGATCATGTTCACCACCAACAATTAGTACATACTTCCCTGGTCGTGTAAATCTAAACTGACCGAAGAGGTCACAAGACTTACCTGTTCGACCTACATTTCCTGTACCAAATGATTTTGGATGGTTTCTGCACTTATAACCAACTAATTCACCACCTTCAGTACAAGGGTAATATGTTGCACAGACTTCATCTGTTTTGGAATCATACTCAGTGCGTACACCAAAAAACTTTAGTGTTTCATCATTAATACTTCTGTAATCACTACCGGAAGAACTTGTTTTAGCTTTCAAAGCTTCATTCTGTTCTTGGGTGATCTTTTCTTTTTCAGACACAATAACTTCCTTTCGTTCTTTTGAACTATTCGATTTGGAGGATCTTTTAATACCTTTTTCTTCTAAGAAATCATCAGAGGCTTTTACATCTTCACAAGCCCAACAGAAATGACCTCCGTCAGCGTAGATAGCTTTAGCATCTGAACTACCACAAACATCACAGCTTTCATGCCGTACAAATTCACCCATATAATTACTACTCCTTTAACTCCTTAAGTAGCTTAAAGTATTTCTCTTGAATCTCCTTAAGGTGCTTATCTAATTTATCAATCTTTGAATCTAGGTACAAATCATAAGCTGTAGAGCCTCTTTGTAAATATAGATTCTTGTAATGAATTTCTTTTGGGTTATTCATTCTTCAATAGCCACTTGTTTGAAATTGCCTTCCATGAGACATCTTCTGTATTTCCTTTAAATACAAGACCTTCACGTTCTGTCTTAGGATTTAAGACAGATTTACCTTCAGCTTGAACAAGCATATCAGAAATATTATCAGCAGGAATATGGTTTTTATCGATTACAGGAACATAGTTCAATCCATAGTGTACAGTAATTCCTTGAGCAACCAATGGAAGGTAGTATTCTTGATTGTCAATATTAAACACATCATACACATAGAATTCATGCTTACTTAGGTTGTACTTATTCCCTTGGATTCCTGGGCCAATTAATTCACCTTGGAATGCAATACAATCTGGATTTAACATATTATCATACTTCTTCTTTAGAAGATCGACTACACCAGACTCAATAGCAACTTTCCAGAAAGTATTATTAACATCTTCCTTAAGCTCTAGATTACGAGAGCATACACCAACAATTCCATCCTTGATAAATACAGTCATAGAAGATCCATCAAGCTTTTCAGTAACTTCAAAAGTATACATTAAGTCATGCTGATCCTTGATTGTTCGTGCAATATTCTGGCAACGCTCTTGATCTGTCTTACGCAAGAAATGCGGAAAGTTACCTTTAGAATCTGCACTCTTAAACTCTTCAGGGGCTTCCCACTTCTGGATATTCAAATCCTCAGAAACATCATCACCTTCTTGATAATCACCTAAACCAATATTACCTTCATGTTCGCATTCAAGAACGTACAATGGTAGCAACAAACCTTGAGAGATAACACCCTTAAGCTTCTTAGTCTTTAGGCGTTCACCCTTAACTCCATTATATTCTTTTGGGAACTTCCCTGGTTGAGTCAGGAATGGTGCAACTGAATCTGGGATGAAACTATCAATCTCGCAGTATACTACAAGATCACCAACCTTGTAGTTCATTTCCTTTTGAGCTACGACTGTCCAACCGCCAATCTTAACAGTATGGATAAGGTCAGCACCTTCAATTGGTTGAATATCATCAATCTTACGGATTGTTGCCATCTTTCGCATTATATCTCCTTAAAAGTTACTCGTCACGTTCATCTTCTAGATCATCCAAATCTGCAGCTTCGTCGATCTCTTCTTCCTCTTGAATATACTCTAGAGGATTAAAGCCCGAAATATTTGAACCTAGAAGTTCTTGTAGTTCTTCAATAAATTTCTGAGTTGTTTCAACAATCTCGAAATCATCTTCATTAATTGTACCAGAAATTTCGCTGTGCTTCCCAAGAACTTCACCGAAATAAGCTTCTTTTCCATAGGATTTTTCTAAGGCTTCTTTTGTTGTAATAAAGATACCATCTAGATCACCCATACGACCACAGTCCCAAAAGAACTTGACTAAAATTAAATCTTGCATAGTTAAAACTCCTTGTAGAAAATAGAGTTAGTTTTTGGGTTAATTAAGTTTACACGAAACCGTCCAGCCCCGCACTCAAAATCATCGCAGTTATACATTTTGAGGCCACGATTACAGTCACATTCAAAATTACCCTCTTCCCATAGGTATGTGTCAGGCTGATTGTGTTCAAGATCAAATAATATGTGATCTCTAATGCTCGTTCGATTATTGTTTAAAGTATCAAGAATATTGACAGTGACTTGAATTGTAGGACATTCTTCTGTAGAAGATGAATCAACATCCCAAGAATCTCCCAAATCTTTGTATTGCATGATCACCTCTCAATAAGAACAATTACTTAAATAAACTTTTGCATCTAATCCTGTGATTTCATTAAAACTCAGGATAGCATCTTCAACAAGGTTTGTCAAAGATCTGACATCAATTTCATTCCAAGACGATGAACCACTGGATTTAACTACAATCCCTACGATCCGATCTCTTTCATTACAATCATAGTAATACGGGATTTCCTCTAAGCCAAAATCACTGTAGTCATTGCAATCCATTAGTAATTCATTCTCAGGTAACCCTACTACAATAACAGCTTGATTAGATACTGACATCACAAATCCTCGAAGAGTTGTTCAGCTTCATCTCTTGGCAAAGCATTTGAAGTTAAGAATACTAGAATACCTACATCACCTGTGCAGAGATTCACTTTTACAAAAGTAAACTCGTCAATCTCCTTAACATAGGCAACTTCTTCAGAATATTCGGATTCTCCATCTGTCCAGAGTAGCAGAGAATTACCAGTGAGATAGAATTTACATTCCAATGTGTCATCAATATCTGCATAATCTTGCAAAGTATCACACAGGTATTTACGATTATTGAAATATTCACTTAATACGTGAGTTAGACTTAGGTTCATAATTAACTCCTTATAGTACCCAGAGGGTTGTTTCTCCCAAGTGATTTTTAATCATTCCTTGAATAATCTCCCAATCCCCTCCACCTAGACCTGCACCAATTTTAGGATGATGGATCTTTGGTTTAGGCAATCTTTCTAATGCAATAGCTAATTTCTCCAGACAAAGATCCAGAGCTTTGTAATCAGTAAACTGAGATTTGTCATACCCATAATTTAACTGAGAGAATAAGTTCACCACAGCAATATCATCTGTAACTTGAATAAACTGAATTTCACCTAAAAGTTTGTCAGGTGTTGTTTTATTACAGAAGTTCTTATATCGGTTATAAACTTCTGGATACTTATTCCGAATAGCTTTGGCAACTCCGGAGTTCATCTTCCCTTGACAATTAACTTGTTGGAGGATAATACCTGAAGTTACATCAAGAATATTACCTATGACTTCTTGCATATTAATAACCCCTCTGCTTTTCATTTGTTGGAACATATAGAGTATTTATTGTCTCAAACGACCCATCTGGGCTTACTTTCACGACAGTACTTGTGAAGACATGTTGTGTATTTGATACAAAAGGGCTTGTATGATCAATTGGTTTAATCATAGCAGACTTTCCTACTTTAAGAGATCCAATGATTGAATCAGATTGGTATTTTACAATTAGTTTCATATTACTTCCCTTTAGTTGGATGTTTAATCATAAAGTCTTCAAAAGACTGGATGCTTTCTTCTCTGCGAGTTACAGCAATCTTAATAACTTCCCAATTTTCAAGATCTAAATATAGACGACTTCCACCTTTAGATAAACAACGCACATGGTTCTTTAGTCCAGAAAGATTAGTCCAACTCTTACCTTTATTGCTCCAACGCAACCAAGAACCACCTTCTTGCCAAAGACCTGAAACCTTATGTTTGATTTTATATTCGTAGGTTAGCATATTATTCCTTACCAAGAGATTTTCAAATAGTTTTCATGGAACCAACCATCAAGATTCACTTGAGCAACATCGTAACCAAGACTTTTCAATTGATTAACAATATCATGTTGTGTAGTAGTCCAACCAGCCCGGCAGGCAAGATCACCAAAACCAGCACCAAAATAGTTTATACTAGACGACCCATACTCAGCATTTTCCTTAATCTTTTCAAAGATTTCTTTCAAGGTGCTTGAGTTCTTGTTTGACAACTTACGCGCTTCACTTGCTTGCATGAGTTTTCTCCTTTTGTTTCAATACTTGAATTGTCTCTAAGATTTTTGATCTTGTCAAGTTTTGTTCAGACACTACATTCCTGGGATAGTTGCAACAAACAGAATGATCCCGATAGCAACAAGTACTATCACTTCAATAGGTGTGAACATGTTTTCTCCTTAACCCGGTCCGAATGATTGTTGACGAGGGAAAATTAATCTCCGAATCTCTTCTGGTGTTTCTTTTACAATGTAAGCATTCTCTACTCCAAGAATTACATAAGTTCCCTTCATAGCCGTACTTACATAAAAACATTTAATATGATTGGTATTGATGACAATCTCAGGTGCAGATGGATACTGCCCAACATTCGTCAATGTGATAAATTGTTGCATATTAAAACACCTTCTTATTCCAAAAAGAGGATTTAGATTGACACCCAATGATTGTTGAAGCTGCTGTAATAATAATCCAAATGTTAATGACAGGGATTAAAGATAAAAGTAGAGCAATCAAAAGAGCCTGAACAGTAACAAAACCATCATGGATTTTACAAGCCAAGGTAAACAACACAAAGCTAATAAAAACAGAGAAAATATAAAATAAAAGCATATTAATCCATATCCACTTCTGATCTCAAAGTCTCCCAAGTCGGGAACCGGGGCTTATCCTTATGACCCTTTGGAAAGAACTTAAACTTTGAAATCTTACCTACAATTTCAGATTGATTCTCAAAGTAGAACTTTCGTAAGTCATGCGGCATCTTACCAGGGCTGATTGTAATCTCTTGTCCAGCATAAAGCAAGACTTGTTTTGTCTGAGGGTCTAGAACGTCCTTTAAGACCTTACCTTGCAAGTTACCTACCAATGCATTAGGCAGCATGTTTTCTTGCATTGTAGAGCGTTCTGTACGTCCTAGCAAGTTAGTCTTAGCTTCATTTTGATTTGTCTTACCTTCTTCGATTGAAGTTACAATAGCTTCAGCATCAATAAAACGCTTTACTCGCCAAGCTCCCATGAAGGTCTTACCACAACGACCATATTTGAAAGGAGCCTTTGGATCACGAATAATGATACCTTCGTAGCCTTCATCAAGGTACTTCTGTTCAAGAGCTAGAAGTGCTTCCATATTTTGGACAATAGTCGATGGAATAAACTTAATTTTAGCTGCTAGGTATTGTAAATCAGGAGATAAGCTATCAAAAGCTTCATAAGCAAATGACATGCGAATAGTGTAAGGAAGATCCTTAGTTGCATCTGTGCAGTAATCAAAGATCCACCAATAAATATCTGGTTGTCCTTCATGCCTACGAAGATCACCTGAAGTAATTCTACACAAATCATTACCAATTGGATCAGAACCTGTTGTCATTTCACCACAGAAACCATGTAATTCAGGTACAGACCAAAAATCTGTTGTGAACTTATTCTCATGAGGTTTCAGAGAACGACCTACAAGTTTACCATGACGATTATATGATGCACATCCGTCAATCTTAGGTTGAACAATACAAGGAAAGGTTACACGATCTTCAAACCAATCACATGGCTGTTGACTTTTAAAATTATCCTTCATACTCTTCCTTCAATTGCTGATAGATTTCACGAGCTTCATCAAAACCTTCCCAATTATCAACTCCTGCAGCTTCTAGAGCATCTGACCAGATCTGACAGTCAACCAGAGCATCATATTCAGCTTTGGGAATTGTAATAGTTTCAATTTCTTTTTGCATAGCTTGCCCTTTCAATCCTGAAAATAAGTTCATTTTAGCTCCTTAATAAATCGATCAGCTTTTTGATCAAATTCTGATACATCCAAACGAGTTGGAGGATGAACTTTTGATGATAACAGTATTTTAAGGTAGACACCCGAGACGATAACAATAACAAATAAGCCAATCAATTCCATATTAATCCTCTAATTTGTAGATAACTTTAAGATTACGACAACGTAGCATTCTTTTCAGTCGCTTTACAGTGTCTTTCAAGTCTGTTGTGTAATTGTAATACTTTCCTTTAACTTTACCTTGAAGTTGTGCATCTTTTACAACAAGACAAAACCAATATTCTTTCTTGATTTTATTACCTTGGATATTGGCTCGGTACTCCCACCACTCCTTATCTTCTTGGTTATGGAAAGAAGTAGGCCAAGTCGAACAGCTTCCGCCTTTATACTCAAGAATTGTTTCAACTCGTGTAATTTCGATGTGTGCTTCTGCAGCACGAAACAACTTCCGGTACTTCGGAATAATTTGAATATGATTACGCTTATAACCATACATCAACCACCCAGGGTACTCACCTGAGAATTCACAAACTTTTTCAATTCCAGCCATATTAATCCTTTACAGTAATACCTTTAAGCTTACGATATTCTACCTCAGTTAGTAGCATAACTTCAACATAAGTTCCTTTTACATGCTCCTGAGTCTCTAAGATGTTGCTAATATGCAAATCAGAAAGATCCTTAAGAGGAATCTCCTTCCTTGGTTGCTTACCATCCTTACCATAAGAACCCCAGGTAAGGATTTCTCTTTGCTTTAGGAAAATCTCTTTTGTTTGTTCAGATAAGACAGAGTACATGCTAATCCTTATACAAGTTTATGAAATACAGCAAGGATATGATTGATCCCTTGAATAAACACTTGCTGTTGTTGTAAAGTAAGTTCAGACCATTTTCGTTGGTCATTAAACTTAGGTGCTGTTTGTTCCCAGAATAGCTCAACATCACTCATAATTAACCCTTGTATGAATTTAAAATATCGAGTTGTTTATCCTGCTCAGATTTATTCTTTAAATAAGAGATAAACTGACTAATACCTTTGTATACTTGAATTTGTAGTTTACGTTTTTCAACTAACTTTTTAAAGTCTTCTACCCATTTACCTTCATGCTTCCAACCATAGATTTCGGACCACCCAGGCTGTCCTGAGACAATACCATAAACTTCTACAGAATCAGCCCATTTAAAGGTATCTTCAGTTGTCCCAGGAGGCACTACATAAATGTGAAATGTCTTTCCTCTTGCATGACCACCCGAACGAATATAAAGTTGACCATATAAACCTGTACTGAACAGCATAGCATATTGAGTAGCACCTTGCATATTAACCCTTTAAAGCAGAAACAATAAGACTACCGGCAATTACAATAAACAAAGCTACTGCAGCGTACAGAACACTTTTAGCAATAGACTCTGTATGAGGTACTTCAATTGCACAAGCGTACTCTGTTGTCTTAGAGAATGCTTGATTCAAAGTACGAGGATAACAACGAGAAGTTGGGTGCGACAAGTTAAAACTCCTTAAAGTAAACAATCTTATTTGGTGAAATAAAGAGTTGGTTTCCTAACCAAGCTCCTGACAATGCACCCAGTGTATCATAACCAATGTCTTTCCAAGAAGAACAATGCAAAGGGGATTGCATATCTTGTAGTTCTTTTACAACACCTACAGTAATACTTGCTCCAAAACCAACCCAAGGATCTTTAGTAATTGCTGTGGTTGTAAAAGCAATCAATGCAGAACCAGCGAAATGCTTCTGTTTATCAGGAGCAAAAGACCAATTATCTTTACAAGTCCCTGCGTGAGAAGAAATCATAAAAGATAAAAGAATAATTGTTAATAATTTTTTCATATCAGTCCTTCAAAGCTCGGATGTTGTTTGCAGCGCAGTTTTCATCATATGAGGTATCAAAGTTCATTTGAAATAGTTTTCATGATATAAATTTTACATCTATCCAAAATCTGTTTCTGTATTTTCTTGGGAATTCCCGCATCGATCAACGAATATTCAATTTCATCAATCGTCTGGAAATCCCAAATTTTATTCTTTCTGGCTTCATCAATGAAATCGGACCATGATATCATAAAACCATCTTCATTGATGATGCGATCTAAAGATACACTAAGTGGTAATCCATATGTAGCTTTTAATTGATATACAAACGCACCATCGACAACAAATGTGCCGTTGACTGTTACGCCAATAATTTTACCAAATGTTGTAAATAAGTTATATTTTTCATTATATTTTAATGCAACGCCATTAGCATCACTGGAATCAACAACGATAATATCTGGTGTCATGGTGTTTGGTCCTTCGCAACGGCGCGGGCTGCTATGGCTGCGTCAATGGGTGGCTGTGGTATAGGCATCCAGTGTGTTGCGTGCTTGTACTCAAAACCATCATTGAGAGATTGCGCAACACGGTTGAACTTTGGTTGATAGATCAAAATGCTTTCCCCCTTCGGGGCCGTTTCAATCGGTTGCCACGCATCCACCTTGTCCTGCTCATCAGGCGCAGCCTGGGCTGCCTGACCAGCGAGAAGTGCCAGCATTTGCATAACCATTTGGCGTTCAGTGCGACCGCGAACCTTCTTCCAGCCGCTTGCGAGTACGTCCAAGCAGTCATCAAGCGTCAGGTCATCGCGCTCCAATGCGTGATAGCTCAGGCGCTCGATGATGTCGGGGCGTGCTGGTTCTAGCACAGCCTGGGCGGATAGGGCTGCTCGGGCGTAGTAGCCAACCGCCGCGATCAAGTCGTACAAAAGCCGACTCGGCTTATCTGACCATGTGAATCCGAGCGAGCCCTCACCACTCGGGGCGATGTGGTAGTCGTGCAAGCTGTACCGCAGCGGCTTTGGCTCAATCTCAACGCTAAATAGATCAGGCAACTCGGCGCTGGCGGGGGCGGGTGGGGATTC